AGATTCCTGAATGCCTGCGAGTGCAAGCGAACCAACGAGAAGAGGAAACGCAGAAGTGGTAATGGCGCGGAATTCTCCACCACCAATATCTTTCAGAACTTCTACAGGAACATCTTCCAACGCGCCACGAAGCGCGTTTATGTCGCGTATGTCGCTTATTCTCAAGCCTTCTTTTTCAATAAGTTCTTTTGTTACAAAGTTATAAAATCCTTTCGGATCGGCTTTCGCTTTGCTTTTCAGGTCAGCCATAGTCGGCTCGCCTGGAAGCTTTATGTTTGGTCTGAAAAGTGATTTCTTCGCCATTATATTTTTCTCCTGTTTAGGTTATGCGCTATACGCAGCGTAATATGAAACGCTTTGTTTGAATTTGAACTGAATATAAGACCTTGCCTTCAAGGTACTTCCTGCATCACCAATATCTCCACGAGAAAGGAAATGCTGATATGGTGGGTAAATCTGCTCATCGGCAGCATAACCAATAACGTTTGAGCCTGTGGTATCTGTTACAACGTTTTTCGCACTGTAATAAAGTTCGGTTCCAAGCGCAAGATCGTCCGCAGCGTCAAGCGCATACTCGAAAACATCTCCGAAGGTGGGTACGATTATTGGGTAATAACCAGCCTTGTCACCAGAAAGAATATCACAAGCTGCAACTGCAACGTCACCAGCCATGGCTTCGTCAGCATCAAGAATAGTCCAGGTTGTTCCGTCATGCGAAATAATATCACCTGCGGCGATAGCAAGAGTGCCACCAGCCTGAAACAGTCCGGGCATGATCTCCGGGCCGCTTCTCCCAAGGTCATTACGCATCCAAGTAGCAAAATTCGACATTTTATTTTCTCCTGTTTATGAAAGAATGTTGATTGCCTGTTCGCTGGTTATTTCCTTTGCCTGCTCCAAGTTGCCAGGTTCAGGAGTTCCAACGGGTTTCAGCTTTTCTACAAAAGCCGCTTTGATAATTTCCCTTGCTTCCTCAAGTGTTTTCCCCTCGATGATTGCCAGTTCGCAAACGTCCTCAAGCCCCTTCGGAGTGATTGAGCGTATCTGCTCCTGAACCGCTTTCATTTCACGAAGTTCAACCTCTTTTTCGTTTTCTTTTTCAGTCTCTTCAACGATTTCCTCTTCAGCCACGATTTCTTTTTCTTCTCCGGGTTGCGGCTGTTCAACCGGAGGTTTAATCTCTTCAATTGCCATTGGCAATCCTTTCTGAACATATCTTTTGATATATTCTTTGACTTGAGCCTCCGGATCAGCACCTACAGGCACTAAAGAAAGCTCGTAAGTTAACCACTGTTTCGTTATTCTTTTAGCCATCACATCGGCTTTATATGTTTTACCGTCAATCTCCTTTTCTTCACCGGGTTCGATGTAATCCACTTCTGAAATATCGTAACCAATAGAAACGTTACGCAAATGACCGTTATTCATTTTGCTGATAACTTTCGTTTCGGTTTCGTCAATTTTTACTCTACCCAGCATCTGCTCGCCTTCGGTCTTTATGCCTGAGACTGAACCAAGCGTGTCACGCACTGATACGCGGCTGTGGGTGTCCTGTACGGGCATATAATCGGCTTGGTATGTTTTCATACCGCTCATTAAAAGCACCTCTTCAACAACCTCTCCACGCTTCCAATCCCACATTCTAGCGGGCTTCTCGGTTGTCATTACCACATCGAATTCGTTTGTCGGCTCATCTGCTTTTTTTGCACGAATGAATGCTTCACGGTAATTCAAAGGCATTTCGTTTTTATTTGGCATTCAAAAACCTCCCGTTATTATCTATCAGTGAATATCTGCGAGTTTTCTTTTCTTCCTCTTCATCCTCGGTATCATCAGCCGGGTTATCTGGCTTGACTTCCTTTTCAACCCCGTATTTTACGCGCAGTTCTTTTTCAAATGCCTCTTCCTTGATGCGCTGCTCGATTGTTTCTTTCCAATCCTTACCCTTTTGTGCGCAAAGTTCCCGCTGTGTGGTAATACCTATCGCCAATTCGATTTCCGCGCCTTTGGCTTCCTTTACCGGGTCAACCCATTGCCAACCGGGAGCAATCCAAACAACATTCTGGATATCAGCGTCAGTTATATATTGCTTGCTGAGCTGACCCGAGATCCGCGCGTCGTTCATAACCCAAAACCACATATACGAGCAAACATCTTGAATAAACTTGCTCTGCAAATAAACGTAAGTTTGTCTAGCTTCGAGCAAGTCAGTTCTCGCGCTTGAATAGGTACTATCTGAGAAATCTTTCAAAACTATCTGCCAACTCACCCCAAGAGCCGCACCAATCCTGCGGGCAAGCATTACAACGAAAGGAGCAAACTCAGGAGATGGGAAATTCGGCACAACGTTTTCAATGCTCTCGTTTGGATTAAGTTTGAATATCATTCCGGGTACAATGTCATGATCGAGCCTGAACCCGTACTCTTCTGCCGTTCCCTCAAAGAAATCTTCAATCTTTTCAGTGGTCTTTATAAAAGTTGCAAAGTTTGCCGCCATCTGAGTACGTTTGAGAGAAACAACAAGCAGATAATTCATGTCGTGTAAATCTTGGAGTATCGCATGGAATAAAGGCTCTCCACGTGTCGAACCCGGCCTGCTCGGCTTCTTGAAATGCAATATCGAATCAGCGGGAACTCTTTCAAACTGATCTGCAAGTGAAATGAAAGTTTTACGATCCCCAGGGTGTTTTTTACTTACCCAATACGCAACTGGAATTCCATACTTGTCTTTTTCGATTCCAGCCGTGATATTTGTTTCATGCGTTCTATCATTTGGAGTCGCAACCCTATCGGCCTCAATTAGTTCAAAGAATAGTGGCCTATCAGGAAGTTTTGAAGGCTTGATAAAAATCTCACCATCTTCAAGATATTTCCGCATTGCCGTTCTTTGCCCGTCCCATATATTTATACCCTCTGCCGGGAAAAGGTCGTGCATTCTTGAATTCCAGATTGATTCAAGTAAATCGTCCTTCTTATCTTTTCCTGTGTTGGCTTGAGGTTTGATTCCGCGCCCAATGGAATTGTTTATAAAAGTAGTGGTTAGCCCGGAGGCTACCGGATCATCCATGTTCAATTCTATTGAGCGATTTCTTAAAGCTGGTAAACTGCCAAGCAATTGTTGATCTGCCGAACCTGTAGAACCCCGGAACTGCAAATCACTTTTACTTGAACCCGCGTTTTTGTATCCACGAGCGCGAAGAGTCGCAAAAACCATCTCCCGATAAGCGGGATCGGTTTCCATGCTCTTCCTGTGCTGTTCTTTTTGAGAAATTTTGGTTGAAATGAATTGGCCTTTTGAATTTCTTTTAACCATTTCCCTGCCTTGTCTTTATCCAACGCGAACCCGGATCACCTGCAACTGATTCCGCCTTTGCAGCGTCCAAAGCCTGTTTGATATCGTAAAAGTTTCTTCTGCGGGTAATGTTCTGGCCTTGCTCTCCGATTTGCTCTTCTAACCCCATCAGGATAACAGCGGCTTGAGCGTAACTAGAATAAGCAGCGGCCCAACTTGCTGCTGCAATCGCGGTAACACATGCGTCAAGTGCTGTACTGAATGCGGCTGCGGTAATCGCCATCGTTTCTCCTTTACCCCAAAAAAAAACGGCTGCTAAGAGGTTAGGCTCCTAACAGCCGTTTAAATGTTTTGGGTTTATACCGAGCGTCCCCGGGAGTTTCTCAACTCAGGAGAAAAATACCACTTTTAAAGCTCGAAAACAATTACAAAATTATAATATTTGTAATGTTGTTATTGTTCAATAATCTACTTTTGGATCGGCATTGAAAAGCCTCTTTTGCAAGCCCGGCATTTGAAATATGCTAATTTGCCGTCAGGGCTTTGCGAAACCTTGTTTACAGCCGCATATGTCAAAACACCGAACGATAATTTCTCTGCTCCGCATTTTATGCAAGGATAAGATAATCTTTTTTTAAATTTTTTCGGTTTTTTTTTATTTTCATCCCAATAGGTTACAACTTTCCCTCGATTTTCTAATTCTGGTATCTGTTTTGACTGAATTTGAAGCGGTTTATTGTGCTCGTCAAAGTGGAATTTG